CTTCCGTGCCTCGGTTGCTCGCACTGGATCACCACAAGATGTAAGCCGCTACCGGACGTCGTTCGAGACTCTGCTAGAGGATCATTATCGTCGCGTGCAAAAGTCATTCTCCGGCGCGATCCTCCTGCACAACAATGTCAGCACCTACACCGAACTGCGCCAGAAGCTAGCCAAGAAGGATGAAGAGGAGTCGCATATCAAAGAACAGATATGGGCCATCTTTCTGCTTTGGCGCGATCAGCAGGCCCCAGTGCAGGCCGATATCATTACCGGCACCACTTCTCGCGATATGGAAGATGCCATAGCTCAGGCTCGCCAGTCGCTGCAAGAAGAAGGCAAGCCAACTGATCGCCGCTCACTAGCAACAGTTGCAGCTGTAATCCTCAAGCGCATCACAAGAGGTCGTATTGACCTGATAGCGCTTACCGAAACCCAAGCAGCAGCAGAAGCCGCAAAAGCAATCGAAGCATCAACTGCCGCAAGAGTCGTGATTCCCGGTATTCCTGTTCCTCGTGATATAGTTCCTATTATTGATCGGACTGCTCCAGGTCCAGGCCAATGGACTGTAACTGAGCCAATGCCGCAGCCAGCCGCTCTAAAAAAAAGTTGGATGACATTGAGAGATAAGCGAGTGAGAACCACGCATCGCGAGGCGGAAGGCCAAACTAAGCCGCTGAATGAGGCGTTTATTGTTGGTGGTGCGCGTATGATGTTCCCTGGTGATCGCTCACTTGGCGCGCCGATTCGAGAAATCGCTAACTGCCGGTGCAGCGCACAATATTTATTCTGAGGAATCAAGATGAAGAAGATGGTAGTTCCATTCGAGGTTAAACAAATCACCGAGGATGAGGATTATTTCGTCTTCGAAGGTCTAGCATCCACTTTTGGAAATATTGATCGTGGGATGGATTCTGTTCAGTCAGGGGCATTCCGCGAGGATGTTGCTGAATTGATGGCTGGCAAGAGAGTCGGCAAGTTGCCAGTTCTTTGGCAGCATGACCAGGCCATGCCGATTGGCTCCTACACAGAACTTACCGAGACGACTCAAGGTTTATACGTCAAGGGGCGCCTGCCAAAGACTGACACATTTGTTAGTGGTCGCGTTGTGCCGCAGATGAAAGCCGAAAGCGTTACGTGCATGTCTATTGGTTATTCGACCATCGACTACGTGATTGAGGGTGGCGTGCGACTCCTGAAGAAGCTGAAGCTATGGGAAATCTCGCTGGTAACTACGCCAATGAACCCGCTTGCCGAGATTACCGGCATCAAGTCCGCAGTCCCATATCAAGACCTGCCACTAGCTTCCCGCGAACGCGAATGGAGCGCTGATGCTGCATTGGCTCGCGTTAAACCATTCCTTGATTCCGCTGAAGAACCAGCAGAAGCATACCGAAAAGCATTCCTCTGGTATGACGCCGATAACTCCGAAGACTTCGGAGCCTATAAATTGCCGATTGCTGACGTTATCGATGGCACGCTAACCGCAATCCCTCGAGCAATCTTTGCGGCTGCTGCTGCATTGAGTGGCGCACGCGGTGGCGTTGATATCCCAGAAGATGATCGCGGTGCAGTCATCGCCAGCATTGATCGCTATTACGCCAAGATGGATCTTGAATCTCCATTCAATCAGAAATCAAGTTTCCGTCTCGATGAGCTGACTATCCTGACCGAAAGAGACCTTGAAAAACTATTCAAGTCGGGCGTATCCTTTACCAATCAAACATCCAAGCGCCTTGCCTCCGCGCTTAAAGCTTTTCTTCGAGACGAAGAGAAGTCAGGGAATCGGGACGATTCTGTCGGATCGGCTGTAGTCGATGAGCTGAAAAGCTTGTTAGAACTAGCGAAAACCCTGACCTCAAATATCGAAGGAAAGTAACATGACTGATATCAACCAAGAAGCGCTGGGGGCTGTCAAAGCTCTGCGCGATACCGTTGAAAAATACGGTGCCGATTCTGCGCAGTTCAAGTCGATGGTCGATGCCACCGCTAAGTCGTTGGAAGACCAAGAAGCCAAGAGCCAAAAGTTCACCGCCGAACTCGCTGAAGAGCGCAAGTCTGCTCTGGAACTGAAAGAGCGCATCGACGGCTTGGAACTGGAACTGTCCCGCAAAGGCACTGCCGGCGACAACTACAAAGATCGTCCTGAATACAAAGCTATGCAGGCATATGCCCAAAAAGGCTTGGAAGGTCTTAGCCTTGAGCAGAAAGCAACTCTGCGTACCGATATCGGCACTCAGGGCGGCTATCTGGTGATGCCAGAAATGGACAATATGATCATCAAGAAGATCACCGAGATGTCTCCGGTGCGCTCTGTTGCTCGTGTGCGTACTGTCGGCAGCAAGACTCTCTCGATCCCAACCCGTACCGCGATCCCGACTGCTACTTATGAAGGTGAGGCGGCTGCTGGCGGCGAAAGCAACTCCACCTACGGTCAAGAAACGCTGACCGCGTATCGCCTGACCGTAACCGTGCCTTACACCTACGACCAGCTCATTGACTCGGAATTCGATATGGAATCCGAGATCATGAACGACGTGGCGGAATCGTTTGCCTTTAGTGAAGGCAACAAGTTCGTCCTCGGCACTGGCGCCAAACAGCCTGAAGGCTTCTTGGCTAACGCTACCGTTGTTGCTGATGCGCGCACCTCTTCGACTTCTGGCGTGATTACTGGCGACGACGTTCTGTTGTTGGCTGGTGACTTGAAGGTCGGCTACAACCCAATGTATGCAATGAACCGCCAGACCTTGGCTCTTCTGCGCACTCTGAAAGGTTCGACCAACGACCACTACCTGTGGCAAGTAGGTCTCGGCCCAACCCAGCCAAACACCCTGGCAGGCGCGCCTTACATCATCATGCAGGACATGCCGAACGTTGCGGCCAACTCGCTGAGCCTGGTCTACGCCGACTTCATGCGTGGTTACACCATCATCGACCGGACCGGCCTGCAAGTGATCCGCGATGACGTAACTCGCAAGAAAAACAACATTATCGAGTTGACTTTCCATCGGTATAACCATGGTCAAGTCGTCTTGCCTGAAGCTTTCAAAATCCTGAAAACTCACTCGTAAGGGGGTCGCCATGTTCCAAGTATTTGATCTGCACAACGAGGCGACTGCTCGCACTGGCAAGACGATTGCGGCAATCTCCACCAACACCAACACGGACGGGGCGATCATCGATACGGCTCACTATGAGTCGCTGGAGTTCTACATTCTGTCGGGCACCGTCACTGACGGCACGTATGTAGCACAGCTGTTCCACGGTAACGACAGCGGCCTCTCTGATGCCGCTCAGGTGTCCTCCGAAGAGCAGCTCGGCACCGCTACCTTCATCTTGACTGATGATGATGCAACCAAGCGTATCGGCTACGTCGGCAAGAAGCGTTACGTGCGTCTGCGTCTCGTGTCTACCGGCGTGACCACTGGCGGTACTTTTGGTGCAGTTGCTGTTCTTGGCACTCCGCACCACGCGCCAGCTGCTTAATCAGCTGAAATAAAGACAAGGGGCTTTCGAGCCCCTTTCTTTTAAGGATGGAATGAGATGATCAAGCTTTTGAAATCCGGTAACTGGGCGCTTGAAGGCGTGCATGTTGTCGAGCTAGTTGCGGGCGAAGTGCTGCATTTCAGCGCTGACGAAGAATTCAAGATGGTCGATGCTGGATGGGCGGAATGGGCGAAGGCTGAAGTTCCTGCTGAAGTTGTCCGTGCCGAAGAAGCACCTCGCAAACGAGGCAAGTAATGACCGACCGCTACGAAGTATCCGCACCTGGTGGCCTGGCTGTGGCATTGGCCACGGTTAAGCTGTTCCTGAAAATCGATGCCAGTGATACTTCCCGCGATGCCGAACTAACACTGTTGATTGCCGATGCGACCGATATGGTTGAGCGGTACACGAATCGCCTGCTGTCTTCGCGCACGGTACTAGGCAAGTTCGATTCGATTGGCATTGGCGATTGTGCGATGCCATATGATTACGTCTGGCTACGTCGTGCGCCGATCAACGATGGTGCTGTAACGCTGGTTCAGCTTATCGGCCCAACTTCGACCGCTACGATTACCTCAACTGACTACCGGTTAAAACCATTTGACGACCAGGCGCGACTCTACCTGATTCGCGGTATTGGTGCGGCAGATCCGTTCGAGTCCTATCCGTTGCGAGTCACCTTCACTGCCGGCTATGCCAATGAGGCTGCAATTCCTCCTGCATTGAAACAGGGCCTGCTTGAACTGATCGCCTTCTTTGATGCCAATCGGGGGGATTGTGGAGGATGCGGTGAGGCTGCTGGCGGCTGTAACGTTCTCGGCATACCTCAGGCTATCCAGGCAAAACTCGCGCTGTTCCGCATCCTTAGGGTATTCGCATGAGTTGCCAAACGCTGCGATTCCCCAAGATCAAGATCTGCCTTGGTGATCTGCGCCACAAGGTTGACTTGGCTAACCGCGTTGCTGTCGGACAATCTCCTGACGATTGGGATAGTAGCGGCGTGACCTTCACGAATTATGCAACTGTCTGGTCTGCCATCAGGACCACTGCTGGCGTGTTCACTGGCGTATCTAGATTCGGCTCTACCGCTATCGACACCAATGCAACGCACATGTTCTACATTCGCCACCGCACTGACTGGCGCAACATTGAGGCCGGAAACGTCTTCGTGCTGATGGGTGACCGTCGATTCCGCGTGCTTCGCGTAGACAACAGTAACGAAGACAAGATATTTGATATCATCCAATGCACTGAGCGCGGCGAATCTGAGGCGGGGCAGGCATGATCAGCATCAAAGAAGCCTCAACGAACGATAAGTTCCTGCTGAAAGTGCTGATTGCTGAGCGCGCCACGAATGTCGCGCTGACCGCCGCATGGAAAGAGGTCGGCACGCTTCTTACGAATAAACTTCAGTACATGATTCGTAACGGCCCGCGCACTGGTCGCGTCTATACGTTTCGTGGTCGCAAGCATCAGGCATCGGCACCCGGTGAAGTTCCGGCTAATCGCACTGGCAGGCTGGCCAAAAGCGTCGGATATGAGGCGACAGGTCACCACACGCTTCAGTTTGGCGAAGGGGCTGAATACGCCGGCTGGCTTGAGAATGGAACCAAAAAGATGGCGCCGCGTCCGCACCTAAGCGTTGCCGTGAACGAGATGCAAACTGTCACCATGCAAACACTTATCAAGTTCATTGCGGAGGCTTATAAATGATTACGCCTCGCGACGTAATGGCTCACCTTTGGCGCTACCTGCCATCAGTGACAAACCTGTTCAATGAATCGCTGACGATCACTAACGTTACAGTGACTGGCGGTCTGATCGCTGGCACGATTGCTACAGGCACTCCAGTCGTAGGCCAGAAGTTGCTACTGTCCGGCATCAAAGTTCGCAACCCGATCACTGCCTACGTCAACAATGGCGACGGAACTGCACGCTTCACAACTGCCAATGATCACGACCAAACTGAGCCGCGTCAGCGCCTTGATACGCAGCAGCTGCAACTTGGTGGCATTACTCCTTCGATCTGGAACGGCCCGCACAATATCGACTCAGTGCCGAATCGACGGAACTTTGAAATTGCTATTCCTGTTGGTGCAACTGTACCTACTGGCGGCTATCTGATCGAGCAGCCTACTGGCGTGCTTGGCGTCGGCACTGTGACCAGTGTTGTCGGCACGCTCGTAACAATTGATCCAGCTGAAGGCATCTTCCACTATGACAGCGTGATCGACACTATCACGGTGTTGACGGTTATCCGCGCCCGCGCAGCAGCTGATATCACCCGCGCCGCTGCAATTTACACTAAGCAGCCAGCCGCCAAGCCTTTCATCTTCGTCATCATGACCGACGTATCAGTCTCGAAAGATCGCCACACGCCTAATGATGGGCTCGCGACTTTCACTAAGCAGGACATGCGCCTTCTGAGATTGTTGCAGAACTTCGCAATCGCCGTATTCATCCCAACTGCCGATGATATCGGTGGCGACAATGCGCAACATATGGCATATGGCGAGATCTACAATGCTCTGACCAAGATCTTTTATGGCTTCGGATTCAGCGATGAATCGGCCATTGATTACGTCACCGTGTCAGCCGGTCATGGTCCCGGGCTATACAATTCCGCGTATTACCTGCACGTATATGACTGGCAAGTTCCGAACGTGGTAACATTCGAATCGGGATTTGACGGTCAAAGCCCATTCATTACTGACGTTGCGTTTAGGGATATCAACCAATCCCTCTATGTAAATAACAGCGACAAGGCCATAATGTCCATGGCGCTAGACCTAGATGAGGAACCGCTTCCGTGATTAAGTCCGTGACCATTGAGAACAAATCCATGGTGAGCTTGCACGGCTTAAAGCCCGGTAAGCAGGCCATCATCCAAGTCGATCAAGACGGTACGCCTCTAGAGCAGCATTGGCGTCGTCGCCTGAAAGACAGTATTAGTGACGGCTGCATTGCTGTGATTGAAGCTGCCGTCGAAGTTGAAGTCGAAACCAAACAATCCAAGGCGTCTAAGAAGGAGGCCGAGTAATGGCTGCTACCAGCAACCCCCGTATTAATATCTCGCTATTGCCGGCAGCCATTGTCGATGCTTTTGCAGATCGCCGCGACTTGATTGTCGGCGTGATGCCAACCGCTGCGACCGCCACTAGTGGTGCATTGGTGCAGAACGTCAACTCCCTTACGTTGGCTCAGCGTCGTACTCAGTTCGGTACTGGCGAACTGTTTGGCCGCGTTGAAAAGTGGCTGCAATCAAACGCTGGCAACAGTCCGCTCGACGTGATCGGCATTGATGAGGCTGGCGCCGGAACTGCTGCAACTGCCTCCATCGCGTTCACTGGCACCGCTACTGCTGCTGGCACTATCACCATCTCGGCAGTGGATGAGTTCCTGTTCACCACAACCATTCAGGTTGCTGTAGGCGCTACGGCTACCGTGATCGGTGCAGCGCTTGATACCGCGCTGGATGCCTTGGTTGACGCGCCATTCACCTCCGCCGCCGTAACTGGCACCGTCACTTTGACGGCGGATGAGAAGGGCACCAGCGGCAACTTCTGGGGTCTCAAGATCACCATGAATGTCGAAGGCGTCACTCAGGTGCTGACCGGCTGGGCTGGCGGCGCAACTGATCCGGTTCTGACCACCATCTTCGATGCGATCACCGGCATTCGTTACACCGGCATTAGCTGGCCCGAATACTGGTCGGCAAACTTGAGCCTGGTGAAAACCCTGCTTGAGAATCGCTTCAATGCGGCCAACGAGATTATCGATGGCACTGCTTTCCACGGTCGCAGCCTGACCTACGCCAACGCGCTGACCGCGGTTTCGACAGAGAACAGTCAGACCGTTGTGATGGGCGGCAACAACAAGATCACCACGCTGACGCATATCGGGCCTGCGATTCTTCAGCCTGCTGACTGGACACTGGCGTACTTCATGGGCGTTCGCGCTCGCCGCCTGACTCCATCGGCGCCAATTGCTGACTTCATCGTTACCACTTCCGGCCTACTGGATGCGTTTGGCGGTCCTGCGCTGGCTTCGCTGCCTTACTTCAATACTCCGCTGGCTCGCACATCCTTGGCGTCTCCTGCGCTCCTGTACAGCTCTGCTGAGCAGGTTGATCTGGAACACAAAGGCTTCACCACCTTTGGCGTGAACATTGCGTCTTCCGCGATGATCATGGGTCCAGTGACCACCAACTGGGTGACCGATGCCAGCGGCAACGATAACGTCTCGTTCCACTATCTGAACTATGTCGATACCGGCTCTGCTTGCCGCGAGATCTTCTGGCGCACCTTGCGCTCGACCTTCTCGCAGTCGCGTCTGACTGAAGGCGATCTGATTCCTGGCCGCTCGATGGCTAACGCTGAAAGCATCAAAGCAGAACTGTTGCGGATCTATCGTGTCCTGGCCGGTCAAGCGCTTACCCAGGCTGGCGACGATGCTGAGAAATATTTCAGCGACAACACGACCGTAACTGTCTCGCTGGCTACCGGCACTGCAACCATCACCGGCCCGCTGCCAATCGTCACCCAACTGCGTCAGCTCGATTACGCGCTTCAGTTCAGCTTCAGCGTCGGCTCGACCGGCACTACCGTGACCTTTTAAGGAGGCCGACTAAATGGCAATTACACTTTCAGTCCCGTCGGTCATCGTCAATAATGAGACGATTTCGATTGTGCCGAACTCGTTCACCTATGATGGCGGCGAAGGCGAAATTAACGTCCGTGCCGCTTCTGGTGGTGGCAACAACGTCGAGTCGGTGCACTCGGTTAACGCTGAGAAGAAAATTGGTAACTGCAAATTTGATGTTTACCTGACACCAGACATGGATTCGCGAGTTCGTTCGTGGAAAAACCAAGTCGGCCAGAACAACATCCAGTTTGTTCAGCGCCTAAGTGGCGGCGGTTCCGTGACTCGTTCGTTTAGCCGCATGTCGCTGATGAATGCCGTTGAGCGTAAGGCATCCTCTGACGGCGTAGTTAGCCTTGAGTTTGCTGGCGATCCGATGGCCGGCGTCTAATAATCAATATCAGAACCGTGTGCATGCACACGGTTTGCAATGAGGGGCAATTATGATTCACAACGGCACCATTGAGTTCTTCTCCGATCACGAGGTTTCGTACAGCTGCAAAGGCGCGACAAAAGAAACAACCGCCTTTGTACTGCGCGAGCCAGGCATGGATCACTGTGACCATTACATGCGCATCAAACAGATGTTCATGCAGGTCTTCATGGAGATTGGTGAGAAACAGAAGGCTGGCCCGGAAGATATTTCTGGCGAGGAAGTAAAGGCAATCGAAGAAGATCACGAGCAGAACAGCGAAGAGTTCGCTGAGACACTCCAGATGCTGCTGCTGACCTCGAACAAGGTCAAGGTTTCCGACTTCCTCAATACTTTTCGCGCAATGGCCTGCATGCGCGCCAGCAAGCCTATCGTGATGCTCGATGGCGAACAGTCCATGACCGACGCTATCTGGTCTGGCATGCATCCTGACGACGGCTACAAGATGGCAATCAGGTGGGCAGCTTTTTTCGCTATGCCCTCAGCAGGCGGCCAGAAGATTTTGTCGAGCAAGCCGTCAGCATCGTTAGGGCAAGTGAAGGCGGTATAAGCTACGAAGTCGCAAAGGACATGCCTCTATGGGAGGTCCAGCAAGTCTGTAAATTTCTCTCCAAGAAAAGGGGCTAACGATGGCTTTCAACATCGCGTATACCTACAGCTTAATTGATAAGTATACGGCCCCGATTCAAAAGATCATTGCCGCCACTCGTGCGCACACTCGATACCTCAAAGAAAACCAAGACGCCATCAAGGCCAGCAATGCAACGCTGACCAAGATGGCGAATCGGTCTGAGCGCCTGAATGGTTCTCTTAAGGCGCTTGAGGGCAATAACGCGCTCAAGCATCTGACCGGCCAAGCTCGCGAACTGAATGAGCAGATCGACAAGATGGGTCGCGCTCAACTTCCAAGGCTGCCAGGACCTGGTGGTGGCGTTCCCGGAGTGCCTGGCACTCCAGGTCAGCCACATGCCCCAGGCGTTCATGCGGCACGCTTGTCTCGCTTTGGTGCTGCCGCATCAGGCCTAACCGGCATCGGTGTTGGATTTGAGATGGCGAGCATTCTCAAGCAAACCGCCGCCGTCGAAAACGCAATGATCGATGTTGGCCGCGCCACCAACCTGCCATCCGCTGAACTCAAGAAGTTTGAAGAGCGCTTCATGTCGCTCTCCGAGAAGATCGGGATCAGCACTGACAAGCTGGCGATCATGGCCTATGAGGGCTCGAAGACCGGCATTGATACCGCTGACCTTGATAGATACGTCAAGATCACGGCCAATGCGGCGGTCTCCTTTGAGATTCTCGAAGAGGAAGCTGGCAGGGCACTTGGTTCGATCAAGGCAAAAATGAGCCTGAATATCGGCCAGCTTGAAGAGATGATGGATCGCGTCAACTACGTGGCCGATGCTACATCTGCTGATGGCGAGCGCATGATTAACATCATCGAGCGCCTGTCTGGCACATTCAATACGCTGCATCTTTCGCCAGAGATCGCGGCTGGTTTCGCAGGTATTGCGGATCAACTCGAAACATCTCCAGAACTTGCCGCGTCAGGCATGAACATGGTCATCAGCAAGATGATGCAGTCGTCTGCGCTGGCCGAGAAGATGTTCAAGGCTCCAGCTGAAACCATGCGCGGAGTATTCAGCAAACTCGCAGCAATGCCAGAAGCAAAACGTATCGCAGCAGCCACCAAGATGTTCGGCGCCGAAGCTGCTCGATTCGCGATAAAACTGGCAGGTAACATGCAGTTATTCGATGAAACCATGAAGAAGGCGGCGGATTCGAAGGCGCTTGGCAGCATGGATCGCGAGATGGCATCGAAACTCAAGTCGCTGACGATGTTGTGGAACAATATGAGGAACGCCGTCACAAACGTGATGGTTGCGATTGGCGAGGGGATTGCGCCAGAGATAAAAAAATTTGGTGATTACCTTCGCGAGATAGTGCCATCTGTTCGCGCATTCGTACGCGAGCATCCAGGCTTCGTGAAGATTGCCATAGCGATTGCCGGGATATTGGCTGCCGTTGCTTTGGCCGCACCAATTATATGGGCGCTCAGTATTGGATTTGCGTTTATGGGAGCCGCTGTGGGGCTGCTCATTTCTCCGTTAGGATTAATTGCGGGTGCTATAGCAATAGTCGCATTGCGATGGGATGAAATGGAGCAGGCAGGCCATCCAGTAGTAACAATCATCAATTCGATTATGCGAAGAGTTGGACACATCATAGATAAGTTCAACGAATTTGATACCACCAGTGACAGATCAAGCAAGTCAATTAAAATTCTAGCTAAAGCATTTGATTGGCTTTCGGAGTTTCTGGCGCTTCCCCTGAAAATGCTTGATTTGTTAC